AAGTATTTTTCAATTTGTCGAATATAGATTATAGAACGAAGAGTTGCTTGAGTAAATCCTCTGTATGTAGCTGCACCAAAGGTATGTTCGTCTTTTACCAGATCCATATATGGATCTTTCTCACCTTTATTTGGCCAATTTTGGCGATACACTCGAACAACAGTACCATCATACGTCTTTCTTGCTGTATCGCCGTGTAAAAATTTTTCAGGATTTAACTCGAAATATTCGCGAATTTCTTTAGAAAATTTATTCCAGATCATAATACTTCTTTCATTAGTGCTTTCACATCTTCACCACGATTTGGTAATTTATCTTTGAGAAAGAAATGTACGAAATAAGCTTCTTTTACTTTGTCGTCTCGAATGCCTTTGAACAATCCATTCCATTTCCAATCAAGATGTTTGACACTCATTTGTTCTTGTTTAATCCATGTATTTAAGAGAGTCTGATCTGTACTCCATTTCCACGGACCAAGACCATCAACAAATTGTTTAAACTCTGGCCGGTTAATAAATTGATGAGGTGTTTGTCCTTTGAGATACTTGGCCATTCGTTTATTCATGAGCATCATACCCATATTCATAAATTCACCACCACGGTTATCCCATTTCCAATCAAGTCTAATTGGTCCATATTGCATACGAGAATAGTTATGGATCTTTTCACGATATTGTTCAGTGATTGGCATCTCACGCTCAACCACTCCACCAAAGTCATACTCAGGTGTGAGTTCATTAAAGATGTTAGGAGAACCAGGACGAATCCAAATGTCAGCGTCTACAATTGCAATCTGATCATACTTTGGCCAGTATGTAAATGCATTTTCTTTTTCGTAAATAGGGAGGAAACCCCCGTGCTTTTCATACGACTCTTTACTTCGATTCGTAGAAAATACGTCTGGTTTGATACGGAGGATAGGAGTTCGTTGGACAACGTGGTCAATATTATGTTCTTTACAATATTGAGCTACAGAATCAACACAGTGATCGTATAACCGAGAACGTTGTCCAACATAAACTTGATAAATCAATCTTTTCATAACTAACTCACTTTAAATTATATATTACTTCTTTTTCAGTGCATCAGCTCCAAAGAATGCTGAGACCAAGACTGCAATAGATGCAAAGTACGTTGGTGCGATATCAGCAATAAGTTGTGATGCGTTATCCATACCAAAACCAGAAGTAATTGCGATTCCGATTGGATAGATCAAAAGACCAATAAGAGAGAACCACGCCATCTTACGAATAGCGTCTCTCTGTGCATCAGCATCTTCTAATGCTTTTCTCTTAAATTCAAGATGCATCTCCATCTCTTCTTTTGAGATGTGACCATCACCATTTGTATCAGCACCTTCGAGCGCGTCAGCGTCGACAGTTACGTGTTTCTTTTCTTCTTCAGCCATGTATCATGCTCCGTAAGAATTTTGATTGCAATCTGTTTAGCATCATCAAAACCATTACGAAGTGAGTTTGACCTATGGCCGTTCTCAACAAACCACTCAAGGCTATTTATACTACTTCCTTCTGGCATACTAAAGCCATAAGTAAGTTGTTCGAACTCGTATCGAAGTCTTAGTATTTCAGTGATTCCCATGCTTTCTCCATTTCAACGAACAGGTATTCTTTAAGATCGTCTTGATTATTCTGGAAGAGAATACCGATACCTCCAGCGTCATTCCATGCTTTGATATTTTCTGGTTTATCATCGACAAGAATGTTTGGTTTGCGAGTAACTGGGTTATAAGCATATTTATGTTTGTGTGAAGTAAAGATGAGATTTTCAAGCTTTGGTGGAAGCCAGTCTCTGCATCTCAGCCATTCACGTTTCCAGTAAGCTGAGTTATGTTCGTCATTGCGAAGTGGAGAAGAGCAGATTCCCCAATCATCTCCAGCAATTTCTTTGACTTTATCAATGATTGCGAGAGATCTTTGGTAGATTCCATCACCTTGATCGCCAAAGATTGTTTCTGCGTAGAATTCTGGGATTGTGACAAAGAAGTTTGTGTTTCTCATTTCTACAAAGATTCGATCTCGGTCTTGGATTGATTTCCAATGATCGACTTTGTATTGGTTGGCTAATGCGCCGAAGAAGTCGGCGATTACACCATCCATGTCTAAATATAATGTCATATTTTACTCCTCTTATTTCCTATCATGATTAATAATATCATAATAGAACACAAAAGTACACAAAAAAGTGCATGAAATACGAAAATAGTTTTGTTTAAAATCAATAACTTAGAAATTTATCCGTGAAAGAGTTGTTCTCTATTATATTGATCACGAACTTCAATCATCTTGTCAATCCAAGCATCACGTGTTTCTTTGTACATGACAGGATGAAAGTCATCAACATCCATTACAATACGTGTTTGATTAATTGGCATACCGGTACGTTCTTCCCACATGACAGCGTACGCTGCTAATTGCATAAAGTAACTACTGATATTAGCTTTTTTCTTTGGACGACGTGATGTTTTCCAATCAACAATTGTAGGTACACCATCCCATTCAACAATGGCATCACATGTACCAGCAAGTTTCAAATGATCAGAATAGAGTGGTACTTCCTGACCATAGACTTTAGTCACATGCTTGTCAATCAATGGCTTGAGATTATGTAAAGACTGCACTACGTGTGGTAGAAAACCTTCGGCATAGTCAGGCTCATTGTTCATATATTTTTCAATAATAGAATGAACTGCTGTACCACGTGTAGTAGCTTTTAAGCTGATCTTGTTAGCTTCTTCTTCACCGACTTTAGCACGCCATTGAGCGATTGACTCTCGACTTAAGACGCCGAGGACTGTAGTAACGCTAGGATAAGCGTTACCATCAAGAGTGAGATAGCGCCGGCCATCTGGTGATTCAGTGCGATCCAAGTTTTCGTAACCCATATCAATCTTTTCATGTATAAACCTCATATCAATCCAATCTTATTTCTGAAGTATTCCAATTTAATAATTCTTTCATTACATCTTGATCTAATAATATCACATTTCCGGCCGAAAGTACACAAAAAAATGCACTATTTACCTGTTCAACTACAACATAAGATCCGGTGTCTATGTTTGTTATAACGTATATGTTGACAGCTTTAGCCTCACCATTTTCTTCCCATGCAAAACCACTAAATGCCATCATTGGCTCTGCGTTATTATCTTTTGACATCTTAACAATTGCTTTAGTGTCTGGATAACACACTACTGGCTTTCCATACAGTGTTTCAGCTGATGCTTGAGTGGCCAGTACTGAAAACAGTGCAGCCAAAAATAAACGTTTCATCTTAGTCCTATCATCTCCTTTGTCATGATATAGTCTCTGACTATACCAGATCTTACGATATCGTCCCATCCAAATTGTACGACAGAAAAGTTTTTCATCCTCTCGATAATATTGAGGAACTTCATTAAACCATCGCGTTCGCCTTCATGTTTAAAATCCGATTGAAGGTAATCGCCCGCAAACATAATACGGCAGTTTTCACCAACACGTGTCATGACTGAATCAAGTTCATGGAAGTTCAGATTCTGCATTTCGTCGACAATAATGATAGCTCTATCAAAAGTTCTACCGCGAATAAAAGATGTGGTCTCAAATTGAATCTGGTGTGCTGTTGTCATTTTATTATATGCTGCTTTATCTTCGAAGAGTTCTTCACATATCGCTTTGTACGGTGATTCAAATGCAGCAGTTTTTTCTTCTATTTTTCCTGGAAGATAACCTAATTCACGTACCGGTACAACAGACCGTACGATTATAATCTTATCATAAGCAGTTTCTTTTGTCAACATTGCTTCAAGCGCAAGATATAAAGCAATGAAAGTTTTGCCAGTGCCAGCAGATCCCATTAACATAAGATTCTCACCTTCATCCCAAAGTTTGAAAGTTTTTTCTTGGTTAACAGTAATAGGATCAAATTCACATAGATCTTCGAACTTAACTTTCGCTGCTGACATATCGATTCCTAATCGTTAATAGTATTTCCAGGGTATTTCTTTTTAATTGCTTTTAAGTGGCTACGAAAGTCAGTGTCTGTCCTACTCATAGTACTACCGGCCTGTGTAATAAAAGCATTTGGTTTCCAAACACGTTCAGTGTCTGGCATTTCATTCAGGATATTTTCGAGCTCTTCAAAGCTACAATTGACATCCCATTGTTTATTTGTTTTAAGATCTCGAAGAGTGTAAACGGGCATTGATGTCCTCTCTCAGTTCTGCAAGACGTTCAGTTAATACGTGAACAGTAGTATGTAAGTGACCAGTATCATGCGGTTGAATACGAGATTTAATCAACGCGATCTCTTCTTGTAAAATCATAATACGATCTATTAAAGCATTAATGCCAGCATCTTTATACATAATTAAACCACTCCGGTGTTTCACGCTTCGTCCATACCATATTGAAGCGATGTTGTTTCGTTTGATAGAATGCTTGATAAGCTTTTACTGGATCGCCAAGAGCAATACATTCTGGATTTGATTTCATTGCAAGTTTAAAAGGTGTCTGAGGAACATCCGGAATATTATACGGTGGTTTTTCCAGAGCCTCTTTCAACTCACTATCTGTTTTATGGACTTTACCATATCTGTATGTATATTCTTTACAAAGCGCCCAAAAGTGCTGCCAATGCCACTCATAGTTTTCTGCAGACTCCATTGTCCATACTGTACACGGATGACTATGATGAACAGCTTTGTAAAACAGATCTTCACGTTTGTCATTAAGCTTGTAGTATTTAACCATCCGTTTACCAGATTTAGATGGTCGCATTTCCATAGTACCGTCAAGCATTCGATGTGCGGTAGACAACATTTGTGCAGATTCAACAATCATCTTAGGCACGTGCTTGTCGCACTGCCACATAGCAGAAACGATTGGATCATTATCAAGTACAAATATATTCATAACAAAAAACCCCTGTTCGATGATATAGTATATTATATCACAGAACAGAGGTAATGTAAACAATTAAATTACAGCTGCTAACCTTTCTTCTAAAAATATCTTCTTTTCAAGAAGTTTTGTAACTCGATCAATATGACCTTTCTTTGTTAGTTTGTTGATATAACTTTCTAATTCAGAAATGTCGTTTTTAAGTCTTTCGAGTTGAATTGCAGGCATTTATTGTCTCCGGTTAAGGTTATGACATTAGTCTTTCAGCAATCCAGGAAATGCCTCCTCTACTACTGGTCGGCTAATGCCTTCGGGTTTAGTTTTGTTTATCATACCAATAACGAGTTTAGCATCCAATGGATGAATACCCTCTATCAAACCGATGAAGATACTTTCGCGTTTAGCAGGGTGCAGTCTATTAGACTCGCGAAACCCTTTCACGAAGTATACAAAATTCTTATGTTCTTTGAGAAGATTAGACGGTGCGTCTTCTTTGGCTGGTTTATATGGAGGTTCTCCAGCTGGTAGATTCCATTCTAGCGACATGTCAAATGTGCCACGTAAAATATCTTTAAGAGCCCAGGTTTCATTGTCCTTGAGGATTTGAATTTTCTGCTCTTTTGATCTAGCTTTTCTTGCTTTTTCAAGCACTTCATATACTAACATTTTCTCACCATAATTTTATTTATACTTTCAGATGCTTGGAATGTATCTTACATCCAATAAATTCATTGTAATATTCGTCAGA